GTTGCCACCAGATTTGATAAGCTCAAGCAGAGTTATGAAAATACGGTCGCTCTTGCTTGTGCTTATATCTGGCTCAAATTATGAATGTTCAACAGGCTCTAATCTTTTCCCTTTAAGAAGCCTTTTATCTTTTCGGCATGTACCGCCCATTGATCAAAATCTTTCATCTGGATCTGGTGAACTTCGACATCATTTATCGTGATAAAGCGATTAGCTGCTAGAAAAAAATCATTCATGATGGAATCTCAACATAAAATTCAGAAATTAAAAAAGCACCCGAAGGTGCTTCATCTGTATCGCTTTAATATCTCTTGCAATTTAAAATCTATCTGTGAATCGCTCAGCTTAGGTAACTTTATCAGTTTCTCTATATCATCCTGAACTTCGTAAACAAAATAAAGCGTGGACCCCTTATCGTATTTGATTACTAACCCATTGCCCTGCAAATTTCTTATTCTTTCATTTAGCTCTGGTTGTTCACCTGTCAAAACCAAAGTATAAAAAGAACCCTTTTTTGATAAGAAAAAGGCAAACTTGGTCAAGGCCATTGCGTGCAGATAAAAATCTTGCACTTCCTGATATAGCGCTGGTGTCATTTAATAAATCCAATCAACACTGAAGGTCAGTTTTTACCTTTAAAAACCGTACCATACAGGTTAATAGAATACTTTTTATCCACCCAAAAGAAAAGATATCCAAAGGTATTAAACGATAAACAGGCACAAAAAAAGACGCTCATGGGTCCCTGTGCCTGCATTTTTGGATTTAGTTACTCAGCTTTAGTATCAAGCTGCTACATTAAAACGATCAATGTGGCCAAACATGCTAAGTTCAGCATCATTTACCTTGGTAATGTCAGCCAGACATTCGCCCTCAATATCGTAACTAGAGAAATCCTCATTGATCAGATCAAATTCTGTCTCCGGTGAGAACTCCACACGCCATAAGGTCACGGCAACCTTATCCCCTTTATAGGTATCAACACCTTTAAAGAAGAAGCGGTATTCATTGCCGATATCGTTTGCAATTGCCGTACGTGTTAATTTTCCGGCTTTACCTGACCACTTAACGTCACCAGTCGGTGCAATATTAAAAATCACTGTACCGAATGCCGAATCGAGTACATAGGTATTGGCATCAATATCTGTATCAGCGCCGTCTTTAAACTTAACTTCTGACAGATTACGCTCACCCAGATCAATCATAGTCCCAGCTTCAACAGTACCTAGTGAGCGATCAGCGATAGTGCTTGCAGATACTTCAGTAACTTTACCACTCATCACCATGGCAAGATTTTGCTTGGTTACCTCTTCCAGGGTGCCGCTTACAGATACTCCTGTCTGCTTTCGCAGTACTGCATCTTTCGTACGAAAACCTGTTTTTGACTCATAGTGATCGGTCGAATCCGAAGTAATTTGAAGCTGCAGGGCTGGCATACTTCCTACTGGAAACATACCTGATACCGCACCATTAATAATTTTAGCCAGGAACAGTTCACCCTGTAACGAAATAACGTCTGGTTTATTTCCCATCTGCTTTTACCTCTTTTGTAGTTTTTGCTGCAGCTGGTTTCGACTCTTCAGAGGGCTTTTCTACCTCTTTGATCGTACCTGCATCTAATTGCTGTCGGATTTCAGCATCGGTGAGTCCACCCACGAAATCCCCTTTTTTGAAACGCCCTAATGGTTGTTGGGCTACATATTGCTTTGCTGCCATGACTGGCTCCTAGATAAACATTTTGGATTCAAACACCAAAGTGATATAGACGCATGTTGGAGAGTAGTCCTCTTCAACTGCAATCAGGTTTAAAGGTCGTGCACTTGAAGCAGGCTGCCAACCTGATAATAATTCCAAGACTTGTTGCGTTAGTGCACCAGCACGATCCAGAACTGCAGAGCCATCATTAAGCTGTGCCGAAGCATGACGCTCAACCACCGTAACTTCCCATTGCTGGGCCAGCATGTTCATTGATGACTTTGCAACATCATCCAGCTTTCGGATACGGCGGTAATAGACCTGAGCATTTGGTGTAACCTGTGATAGCTCTGTAACATTTGCAGAGTTGGCCGGGGTATAAATCTTTTTAAGACCTAAAATCCCGTTGAGTTTCTCTGCAATTTCATCGCGCACCGCAAAGAAGTTTTTATCGCTCATCAGTTAAATGCTCCACGATATCATTTAATACATCCTGCTCATCCTGTTCGGTTAAACCCAAAAATGGACGGGCTGGCATATTGATGATATAAGCCTTACCCATAGATTCCTGCATGAAGTTAGAACGGGATTTACGGACAAATCTGTTACCCACCGTACCATCACGTCCCTGACGAAAATAGGTACGACGCATTCTGGCTTCATGACGTATTTCACCACCGAAGTGATGAATTGCGCCATAAACCACGTCAGTACCAATCTCTACTCCACTCTGCAGCACATTATGAGTAATGGAATCCATCAGCCGTGAGGTCTTACGCAAAGTGGTACCGCCTTCACGTTTAACTCGGCCAGACAAACGCCATTTCCCTTCAAGTCCTTCGCCCTGCGTCCATCTATTACGGATATTGCTTACTATTGTTTGGCCAATCGTATCGAACAGTCTCTGTTGCGTTTCTTCAAGACCTGAAAGACGATGGAGTGCTTGCATTACTGCTGACTCGCCATCAGCATCGATCTTTATTACAACACCAGCCATACCTCCTCCTTATTTAAATGAAGGCATCTTGTCTAGCGTCTCATCACCAAACACGCCTCCTACATAACTGGTTCCAATGGGCATTGTGGTAGGCCGGCCCTTGGGCTGATCATCTACAATTTCATTGGTTGCGGTCTGGATCTGTAGATGTGCTTTCTCGTCCTGTACCCGTTCAAGAAATTTAATTGCATCTTTATAACGGTTACGTACTTCTTCAGTGGGTTGCTGGTAATAAAGTCGGTAACGGGCAATATCACAGGCCATGCGGTTCAGATTACTGGGCACATTAGGAAGAGGCAGAGGATAACGGCCACCGATATAACCGTTAATCTCTTCTGCCGCATCCTGAAGTGCTTCATTGATAGAAGCTGCTGCATCTGCATGCATCAGCTTTAGTTCTTCAATGTCATCAGCAAACCGCTTCACCATGTCTGCTTCTGTTGCGTACATAGATCACCTTACTTGGCTGCATCAGCACCCTGTTCAGCTGGCTTGTCACTGGTCTTAGACTTAGACGCTGACTTGGCCTTTTCAAGCTCAGCCACCTTTGCTTTAAGCTCAGCAACTTCCTGCTCAGCTTTAGCTTTGTCATCTGCTAAGGTTTTATTAGCCATTGTCAGCTCTGCATTAGCCTTTTCAAGCTCAGCCAAACGTGCAGCGGTACCATCTGCTTTAGGCTCTTCCGGCTCCTGATATTCTTCAATAGCCCCAGATGCTAAAAGGGCCTGAATACGTTTAGCTTCAAGCCCTTTGATTTCATCACCAGGCATAAAATGCCCGATGGATTGTTTTGCTGTGTACTTCGGCATTTAAGCCTCCTTATAGAGTAATGAAGCCACGGCCACCAACAACGCCGTTTTTGTTAGAAGGAACAACCAAAGGAGCAGATTCAGTCATCAGCATAATGCCGCTTGGATCTTCACAGTACCATTGACGGTCAAAGTACTGCTGAGCCACGCCATTAGCGGTCATGTTCTTAATCTTGCAATGGGCCACTGAACCATTGGTATCCGAGATCAGACTGAAATAATCTTTCTCAATGAAGCGGTTCACCTTACCCTTATGACGGTAGGTTGCGTCATATACCCAGAACTCTACTCCATCAAAAGTACCTTTCAATGTCGGTTTCTGGCTTACACCGAAGCTTGGTGCAACTGGTACAGAGATCCCTGCATACGGAGTCACAAATTCCTTTTTGAAATCTGCATCATTCCATAAGGCCTGCCACACCAGACCGGACATCAGCGCCATTTTTGCTTCACCACCATCTGCTTCGAGCTGACGTTCCAGCATACGACGGATATCATTTACTGGCTTGGCACCTGCCTGCCCCCATGCCACAAGTGGCGTATAATTTAGGGATGCATCACGCTCATAATCAACCAGATTGTATTCATAATCATCGGAATGCAGCAGATATTTACCATTTTTCAGAAGATCAATGGCCATCATTAGAACCGAGTTATCAATCGCATCATGGTTGCGTTTCATGACAGCAATTTGAGAAATCACCATCTTTTCCTGTTCAGAGAGCTGCTGGTTACCGGTAGAGATAATCCCCGCAGTGCGTAAACGCTCTAACAAGGCAATTTCAAAAGTATCTGCAGCAGTCACCTGATTTTTAGGTTTGTAGTAGGCCGGTTTAACATGAGTCACTTTTGCAGACTGAGTAGTTTCAAATGGCTTACCTGGCTGATTTGGTGATACCAGCGGGGCCAGATCATGATCAGCAGAAAGCTCAGCTAGTGGCACATCATCCCGGGTAAACAGTGGACGGTTTGGAAACAGGCGATCCAGCAGCCATGTATCCATTGGACGGTAATTGCTATGAATGAGAGCAAGCTCACCCACATCCAGAAGTTCAAGTGGAGTACCGTCAATATTAAAAGACTGTGGCATGTTGATTACACCTTAGAAAGTTCGATTTTGTTTTTGGTTGCTTTGGCGCGGACAGCATCATATTTCGCCTTGTCCAGCAACGCCCCATTTAAAGACACGGCCTCAACGTTAAATACGCCGCCGTAATACATTGGAATTTCAATCCCGTCAGCCGCTTTAATGGTTGCTTCAGCTGCGGTAACGTTCTGGCCACAGATCACATCCCAGGATGATTCATCTGCAGCATGAGTCAGTACATTGTCATCTGACAGCGACAGTAGATCGCCGTAATTGTAGGCGGTACCGGCAGTGACCTTGCCATTGGCACGGCGCAGCTTTTCATTGTCGAGTACCAGTTTACGTGTAGTAAGTGATACCGGTGGAATATAGTGAATAGGCATAAATTATTTTCCCTTGTTTTGTTCAGCGAAGGCTTTTGCACCTGCTGTGAATTGATGCTCCTGATTGCCACCCTGTCCGCCTTGCCCTTGTCCACCCTGGCCACCAGTAGCCTGATGATTGAACAGGTAGTTCAGCGCAGGATTTACACTTGGTGTTTGTTGTTGCTGTTGGCCAGCTGGTGGTGTTTGATTACCTGTCGAGAACTGTTTAAGTGTGCTGGCCATCAGCTCAAATGCTTCGTCTGGCATGGCAGCGAACTTAGACTTCTCTTCGGTACTAAATTCTTTGCCCAGGTCTTTTGCCAAAGCATCGATTTCGGCATTACGTTTATCAGCGGCAAACTTTTTAATCTGTTCCTGCAGACCTGTAATGGTCTGCTCCTGTTCCTGAAGTTTTGCTTTTGCTTGTTCTAGGTCCACGTCTGTGTCCTCTGGTTGGTTGAAGTTTTTGGGTGAGTGACTAGCTGCCACGGCGTTGGTATTGTCATCTGCACCTAAAGCACAAAATGACACTTCACGGATACGACCACCCCGAAAGATGGCAACAGGTGCCTGGAATGTCCTGCCATTCACAATGACTGAACCTTCTTTAACCTCTTCCACTGTGGTGGGATAAATCCGTACTGACATTTGCCATGGAAAGTCATCATCAGAGTCCTGGGCGACTTGAGTTCCGAATTCATTTGAAAGTAGATTTCCCTCAATTTTGAGGCCTTCCGCATGGCTCACAGAATATGAATTGATTGCTCCAGCTCTTTGACTGGTTCGATGCTCTAGCAATGCGGGGATACGGCCTTTGATCTGGATCGAATCAAGGTCAAACACCACCTTGTCCCAATACCAGTGGTCAGTAATTGCTTCACCGCTATAGGCAATACCCGAGAAGGTGCGCTTCTTTTTCCCTTCCTCTGGCTTGTCTACACTGACTTGGCCAAGCTGAAAGCAAAACTGATCTTGCTCCTGCTTAGCTTTTTCATTTGGATCTGGCATTTTTCATGCTCCATAAAAAAACCACCCCTAATGGAGTGGCTCAAATTAATTTCTTAAGTTTAGTTAGTTAAGGCTTTCAGTGTATAAACCATTTGTCCATTTTCTATTTCCCTTGAAACCACCTGAAAAGATATGCCTAACGAAAACAGTACGCCTTGCCCGGCATTTAGCTTTTCCAGATCAATACCTAGGCCTTTGGCATCCTCAATCTGAATCACAATGTTTGATCCAGTACCCGCTAACAGTAACGGCGCGTCCAGTGTAATGACCTTACCTACCTCCAATGATGCAGCGTACGCTAGTGAAGCTGATCCGGTCACTGTAGTTGCACTATTCGATGCTACTGCCTGTAACCTGCCTAAATCCTCCTTCAGCCAGCGTTTAAGCACTTCCTCAGCCAGAGTGACAGGGGGCTGCTTTAACTGCGCCGTAAGAGCTGAATCATTGCCTTGTACATAATCCAGGAAAGTCTTAATTGTACTTGGACGTATTTCCGGATCTAAAGGTAAAACTGTCTCAACAATGGTTTTAAATAGATCACGGCTCTGCTCATCCATTGGAGCAAACAGACTGGTGAGCTTTTTACTTGCTGTCCACTCGGCTTTGATGACCTCTTTCTGCTTCAGCAAAAATGCTTTATCCATGTCAGAATCCAGGATCTTCTGATCTACCAGACCAGATAGATCGCCATAGGTCATTGGACTAGTACTCCACCCCATTTCCTCAGCCACCTCCGGTAGCTGATCATCAGGTGTAATACCATATTTCAATGCCTGCTTCTCGGTTAAGGCACTCACTGTACAGCGACACATGAAGCCCCACGGCGGGTAATACATGAGCCAGAATGGATCATCGATATGACGGATAATACGGTTCAATGCCAGGTGACTTGGACGGACCCGGCTATCATCGATAGCTGAATACATCAGGTATGGTCGTTTGTCTCTATTGCGTTGCTGCTGTTGCCAGCGTCCATGACTATACGCCGTCTGAATATTGGTCCTAAAAACATTCTTGAGATAAGGCTCACTGAGCTTGATCTCATGTTCAGCAACCAGTTTCTTAAAGTCCTCAAATGTCGAGCCATCTGCAATAGCTTTGTTTACGGCGGCTATCACAGTCTGGATCTGTTCTATGCTCGATAAAAAACTGACCGTGGTGGCCAGTTGTCGTGTCTTGAGATCCAGAGAGTAAAACTCATCAGGCAATACGATTTTACGAGACCGGGCAAACTGTAAGGCTTCTAAGAATGTGACTGGCTTCATTTATCCTCACTTGCTGTCATATACCCCAGCACATCACCTGCATATAAAGCTCGTTCCAGATTAGCTGTGAACTGAGACTGACTGGCCTCAGGCATAAGCTGTATTAGATTAAAGGCTAGATCTTCTGGTGTTTCACTCTTCTGCAGGAGCTCGTTTACCTGATCATTGCTTAAGAGTTCAATATTGCGCTGTGCATCAGTCAGCTCTTCTACTTCCTGCTGTTCAGGTGATAGCTTTCTGGTAGTTGCTGCAAAGCTAAAGGCTTTATGGGGTAATGCATTGAATTGCTGTATTGGCGTGATATCTGAAGCTACCCCAACCTTGAAATGCTCAGGCTTGATACCGTAGGTTTCAATTATGTACTTGTCATTAAACTGCACACCCAGATCCTTAAGCTTCAAGTCCCGCTCGACCACTTTGACATTGAGGTCCTGTTCACCACCTAGAATGATCGTATGCTTATCAAATCCATTGAGGATACAAAGAGCATCAATCAGTTCCTGGACTGTCGGTGAAATCATGCGTAAGTCAGAATTACGTTTATCCATCCGGACTTCATTGTGCACCACTCCAAGCGCCTTACTGCCACCTCCGTCATTCTCAGATGTCATTGTTTGACCAAGAACAACTTTCTGGACACGTCGGACCATGACTTTATCAAAAGCTTCAAATGCAGAAGCACCTGCACCAGAGAAGTTAGTGCCCACTGTAGTCACTTCATCTTCTGCAGGAATTGATAATATCGATTGTGCATGAGCATTCAGTAAAGCAGCGGTCATCGCATCAATATCTTGCTGCTTACGATTTTGACCACCCACCTTACCGATTAATAACGGCGAACCAAATCGTTCCAGGAACTTCACCCAGAATTTAGTGGAGCTAGTTTTGAAGTACCAGATCCAATATAGCTTGGTGAGTAAGGCTTCCCCATACGGCTGCTTATAAGATGGTTTACGCCGTGTCAGAAAGAACTTGAGCGGATAG